AGTGATAAAGCTGCGGATATGGCATATATGGATGTGGCATCGCAACTTGTACAAAATGAAAATGGAGTATGGGTGCATAAATCAGGAACTGATCTAAGAACCTTTATAAAACAATTTTCTGAAGACGATAACAATTCTTTCTTATTCAAACCAAAAGTTTCGACAGGGGCCGGTCAGACAAGTTCTAGCAGTACTTCTCAAGATACTTCGAATAAATCTTTATTCCAGTTATCACAAGATGAAGTGCTTAAACGTGCTGCTGAAGGATCACTTCGCAGGAAATAAATACTTTAAGGAAAATTAAAATGGGCGTTACAACAAGTACCTTGCCTACAGGTATGCAGGCTGGCTTAACAAATAACTATGTATTACAAGAAGCTATTGGCGCATACAGCGACGAAGCTTATACCAATGCAAGAAAATTATCTGGCACAGGTATTACTTCTTCTAATCCACAAATTGATACTAGCACAGAAACCTTTATTGGCCAAATGCGTTGGATGAAACCGTTAAACCCAACTATTAACGTTGCGTCATTAACTGAATCTGCAGACGGCATCAAAACCAATTACGACACTGACTACAGCACATATATTAAAACTGTGCGTACACACGGTGCCGAAAAAGTTAACATGCAACAAATTGTTACACAACAAGACGGTTTAGCTAAAATTGGTCGTGACTTCGGTGAAACCCGCGCTCAAGACGAACACAATGCTATTCTCTCTGTATTGAAAGGTGTTGCTGTAGCTGAAGCATTAAACGGTGCTGCTACAGGTTCTGGTGCAACTGGTCTTGGTGGTCAAACATTCTCTAACGATCCTACAGATAAGAAATATGGTTTCTACGTAGATCTTGGTTCTGAGAAAATCGTTACTGCTAATGGTGTTGCTCCTGGTGCCGTTACTAACTATGCATATCAAGGTGCTTCACGTGCTGAAGGTTTCTTAAATGCATTCGGTATGGCATTTAAAGATTATGAACCAGAATGGGCGTACTTAATTGTATCTCCTGAAACTATGGCTTCATTCCGTTCAGCTAATTTTGTTGATGAAACAACTATTGTTGATGGTAACATTAACTTTAACACAATCTTCAATGGTAAATTCCGTTTAATCACTACACGTGCTGCTCAGTCGCTTTCTGCTGCTGAATTAACAATGTTACGTACTGGTGCTGGCGTTGGTGCTGCAACTACTTTTGCTGCTAATAAGAAAACTTCATTCATTGTATTGCCAGGTGCAATTGCAATGGAACAGTTGATGGTTCCTGATTCAGTTGAAGTTTACCGTGACGCTAACAAATACAAAGGTGGCGGTACAACTTCTATTTGGAATCGTTGGGGTTATGTATTATCTCCTGCTGGTTACGATTGGAATGGTGCTAAAACTGCATTCCCATCTGATGCTGATTACATGGGTGTTGTTGAAAGCGGTACTTCTAAAGCATTAACAGCAACTGGTACTATTGCTAACGCACGTGGTACATGGACACGTAAAACACAATCAGCATTATCATTAGGTATCTTACCTGTATTCCATTCTTAAGGAGTAAGTTATGGCACTAGTTAAAGGTGTTAATTCAAATGCTACCGTAACTGAGGCCGATACTTATTTTGAGAACAGACTAGATGTAGCGGCATGGACTGACGCTTCTGATACTCAGAAAGAACAATCTCTATGTACTGCTACATTTATGTTGGATGAATTGGATTGGATCGGAGTAGCTACAGATTCAACTCAGTCACTTGCTCATCCTCGTAAAGATGGTGAATATTTTGATCCTAAGCTTGGTATACTTGTTCCATTAGTTTCCACTGTTGTTGATATAAGAGTCACTAAAGCTACTTATGAGTTGGCTTATCATTTATTAAATAATGATGGACTTTTAGACAACACAGGCTTAATCAAAGATTTAGAACTTAGTGGCATTAAACTTAGTGTTATTAGACCTGCGGATAAAATCCCTATGGTTGCAAAAACACTTATCAAACCATTACTCCGGAATAGTGGTAAGAGAACATGGTGGAGGGCTAATTAATGGCATATAATTCATTAATTGGTAATTCATTAAATAAAGCGTTTAATGCAGCTAAAGACTTAGCTATTGATGCAGTGTTTACAAAGACAACTAATTCTGAGTTTGATTTTAGCACTGGTGAAGTTAACGATACAACTATACCCTCGATAACGACAAAAATAATTATTACAAAAACGTCTAAAACTTCAGAAGCGAAAACTATGACTATTATGTTTAAAACAAAAGAAGTCGGAGCGTTTTCAATGACAGACCATGTGTATATAGATAGTGATAAATGGCATCTTGGTAATGTGATTACTTCAAACAATCATATCTCAGTTGTTGAACTCTATCATGAGGTATAACTATGGGTAAGTATACTGATTTAGAAAAAGACGTTTATTCAGTATTTTCATCTAATGAATGGAAAGCTGAAGAAATAAAAACATTCCCGACAAATTTTGTAGTGATGAATACTACTAATGACGAATTTATACGCGTATCAGTGATACCTAGTGGAAAACCTATAGATAGATACTCATTAGCAGGAATTCTCATAATTGATATTTTTACAGCTGCAGGTTCAGGTACTAGACGTGCCTCAATAATAGCAGATACTTTAGATAGTTATTTAACTAACAAGTCTAAAAATACAGGCTCTGGAATGACTCAATTCGGCATAAGCAGTCTAGCACATTTAGGTGCAGATAAAGCTTTGCCTGTGATTCATAAAAGTACCTATACAATCTCTTTCAACTTCTTCGGAAGTTCTACTTAAATTTAAAGGAATAAAAGATGGCTCACATTAATTCTATTGCTGCGGCAATGTTCTCTGATTTATCTGTTGTTGGTAAACCACACGATCAAACTTCTTTCAACTTAGTGTCTGTACTTAAAGAAATTAGTTCAGGCGAACTAAAGGGTACTGGTACAGGCGGTTTATCATCTGCTGGACAATTAATTGCTACTGCTGGTCTATTCCAAACAGAAAATGCAGTTGCAGATAGCGGTGGTTTTGTCCGTATTACTAACGTCAAAGAATTCCCTGCAATGGGTACTCCAGCAAACGTTGTTAAAGTTCCTGAATACGGTGCTAAAACTTCAAAACAAATCCAAGGTCAAGCTGACTCTCCTACAATGGAATTGACTTTGAACTTTGTGCCAGAATTATGGAAAGAAAACAAACTTTCTTATTCAACAGGTGTTTCTTCACCTATTGTAATTGGTGACGGTAACGTTTATTTATTCAGATTTACATTACTTTCTCAAGAACCAGAAGGTTATAAAGCAATTACTGATATCGTTAGCGCTGATGGCGATGCTATTGGTGGCGGTGGTATTACTTCTTCTGTTGCAGGTGCTGTTAAAAATTCTTCTTATTATTTCTTAGGTAAATTTGAAGCATTAGAAGTAACAACAAGCTTGACAGACGCTATGTCAGCAAAATTAACTATTACTGTACAATCAGATATTCGTGGTGCATTCACTGTGTAAATGATGTACTTGGAGGGGATTCGTCCCCTCCTTCTTATTATGGATAGTATATGTCTCAAAATAAACCATTTAGCTTAGAGTATGTTGTTGGCATTACTGTTAAACATATGCTTAAAAGTATTGATATTAGTATTAATAAAACATTCGAACGAACGAAAGATGACACATTGACTCCAGATAAAAAATCTGAAGCTTTCGAAACACTCTCAATTTTACATCAAATGCGAGCACAACTAGATGAACGCAAAATCAATCAAGGTAAGTAACATGTCAGAAGCAAAAGGTATTAAAGCTCTTATTGGTCAACGCATGACTAAAACAGTTAAATTCTTAGGAAGTGACGTTAAGATTTCTAAACTAACTGTATCTGAAGTTTTGGAAATTCAAAACAAAGCCAAAGACGCAGAGAAAGATGAAAATGCAGGTTTAGAATTACTTAAAACTGTTATTCGTAATGCTGTTGAGGGTGGTAAAGATTTAGATGATACTGATTTTGATGATTTCCCTATGGATGAATTATCTAAATTATCAAATGAAATCATGAAATATTCAGGACTTGGTCAGGGTCAAGACGCGGGAAAGTCAGCTTAAGCGCTGAAGAATTACCTATATTTGAATTAGCATTTCATTTAAAAATGCCAGTGTATAAGATATACGAAGAAATGACATATGAAGAAATGCTTGGCTGGTTTAGTTATTTAGAACAACGCCCTATAGAGTGGCGGGCTGATGACAGAGCAGCTAAACTAATTCAGGTACAAGGTGTCAAAGAAAAACCTTGGCAGCTTTTTACTTCATTAGATGCTATTTACAATCCTAAAGTTAAAGAAGAAAAGAAAGGTAACTTTAATTCAACTAATTTCAAAAAGTCTGGTTTCTTCCAAAAGCTCTCAAATGCTGGTGGCGGAGAAAATATATTAGGAGGATAAGTGTCTGTAAAATTAAATATGGACTTCTCAAAAGAGATTTTAAAGAAAGCCAAACAAAAAGAAGCACAAGAAGTTGATAAACTTATTAATGCTTTAAAAGATGCTACTCCTGTTGATACAGGTAAAGCCAGAGATGGATGGCAATTAGAAGATGGAAAGATAGTAAATCACGTTGAGTATATTGATGAGTTAAATGCGGGTTCTAGCAAACAAGCGCCCACTCATTTTATTGAACGTACTTTATTAGCATTTTCGGAAGTAAAGCCTAATGGTGTTATTGTAACATCATCTAATTAAGACAATATACCCCTGAAGAATCTAATGATTCCTAAGGGGTTTTTTATAAGGAGTATTCAAAGATGTCAGGCATAGTTATTGATGTCGAAACACGGATTGATAAGGCTCAGCGAGATTTAGAGAATTTAAATCATTCAGTTAGCGCTATTAGTAAAAGCGTTGGTGGAGTAACTGCAGGTTTTTCTAAATTAGCTGCAGCCTTGTCAATAGGTGGTACACTTGCGGCACTTACACAAGTAGATTCTACATTCACATCCATAGAAAGTAACATAAAATTAGTTACAGGTGCTACAAAAGAATTTGCAGTCGCATACACAGAATTAAAGAAAGTAGCAGATGATACACGATCTACATTTGCCAGCACTGCTGAAATCTTCTCTAAACTAGGTGTTGCTACAGCTAGTATGAATGTGTCATCTGAATCTATAGCTAAAGCTGCAAAATCCCTTCAAATGGCAGGATCAGTGGCAGGTGGTGCTACAGAGGGCTTCAGAGCCGCAATGATGCAACTAGGTCAAGGATTAGGCGCTGGTGTTCTTCGTGGTGAAGAATTCAATTCTATTATGGAACAAGCATTACCTGTGGCACAGATGATTGCTGATTCACTAGGGTTGTCAGTAGGTGCACTACGCGAAATGGCAAATCAAGGCCGTTTAACGTCTGAAGTTGTTTTCAACGCCTTACTATCTCAGTCTAGCGCAATAGAAGCGAAGTTCAAATTAATTGGACCAACACTTGCGCAAGGTATGGATAAAGCAAAAGAATCTTTTTCTATATTATTAAACGAAATATCTAAAAGCTTTGGTATTTCATCTGGATTAGGCGCTATATTTTTAAAAGCCGGAGATAGCGCAGCACGACTTGCCGATAATATAAGTATTATGGCGGCAAACATGCGTATATTTTGGAGAGAATGGTCCTCAAGATTATCGGATGCTTTTTACCCATTTGTATTTGCCTTTAATAGAGCAATGGCATTGGTTAAAACAATATTAGCTGCATCAGGCATTGGCAAATTTTTAGTTAATATGTTCTATGAAATGGAGTATGCAGCGACTAGCGTAATTAGACGTGTATTCTTGAATTTAGAAAATACTGGAAAAATGTTAAAAGCATTTGACCAGGGTAATATATTTACTGGTGTATTAAATTCAATAAAATTACTTCCAGAAGTTTTTGGAAGTATGCTTGGAATGACTATAGATGAGTATGAAGGTTGGGCAATAAAAATTGGTAAGAAATTTACTACTAAATTTATAATGCTAGGTGAAGTATTTAAAAGTGGTGGTGAATTTTTAATGAGCATGCTTGGACAAGCAATCGCTAATTATGGTATTGATCTTAGTTCATTTATTCCTGGTTTTACAAGCCTTAAGGATTTGATAATAAATAGAACTTTATTACCAATCATAAACATGTTCAAAACACTTGGTAGCAATCTAGTGTTTACTGAATTTGATTTTATTACAAAACCTTTAACATTATTAGGTAACGTATTAAGAAAAGTATTTGGTGAAGAGATAATAAATTCAATAGCAAAAATTGCTACAAAAATAGGTTCATTAGATAATATATTTACAACAATATTAGCTGTAATCTTTCCTCCATTAAAAGCGCTATTAGCGGCTATTAGTGCAATCGGTAGCGCAGGCAACCTTATAAATATTTCGTTAAATGCTAATTTGTTCACTGCTGGCTATAATTATATTTCTGGTAAAATTAAATCTTTATATTCTACAATTAAAGAATTTGTTAAAAATTCTAATATACTTCAAAATTTTGGAGATAACGTATCTACTAGTCTTAAAAGTAATATGAAGCCCTCCTTATGGAGTATGTGGTTTAAAGCTGCTTTTGAAAGTTTAAAATCTCAAGTAGTAGAAGATTTGTCTTTATTGAATAAAGAAATTGAAAACGTAACTAATAAATTCGGATTAAAAATAAATGTTGCAGATTCGGCTAGAAATTTAAAAAAAGACTTTAAAGATATTTTCAATAATTTAGATATTAAGGGTTTATTATCAGATAAACTAGCCAGTGTGAAAATAAAAGGCAATTCATTATTAAAATTGATTAAGAATTTAAAAGATGAATTAGATCCACAATTTGCAGTATTATTTGATATGGATGGTGTTACTAATCTAGAAACTGCTTTTATAAAAATAGTAAATAATCTTACAACATTGTTTGGAAGATTTTTAGGTGTTTTAGGTAAAACAGAAATTGGTAAACCTTTTGCAGCTATGTTTGGTTTCATAGTAAATTCCGTAAGAGCGCTTGAGCCCGTTGAATCCAAAATAGAAAACTTTGCATTTAAAGTAATTGGGCATTTTAGAGAAATCTGGGATAAGGTCATTGGGAATTCTTGGTGGACTGATACAATTACCGCTATTAAAGACTCTGTAAATGATCTTGCAGGCATTGTACTTTCTAAGATAATTGGATTTGCTAAAGGTGTAATTAATGCTTTTGCTATTGCATATAATGCTATTAAACAAGTTATTTCAGACTTAAGAGCAGGTATTGCTATAATTGATTTCTCAGGAATGGGAACTAAATTTGCTATTGTCAAAGACTTCTTTATTGATGTAAAAGATAAGGCAATTTCTTTTGGTGAAACTGTAAAAGATATTTGGGATACTATAAAAGAACCAGGAAGTCTTAAATTTCTCAATAGCAAAGAATTTCAGGATAAAATAAAAGAAACAACCCAAGTAGTTGCATCATGGCTAGATAGCGCAAAAACAGAAATTAAAATTGCGGTTGATAGTGAAGGTTTTAAAAGTGCTGTAAATGAGTTAAAAACATTCGCTGCTAATATTGGCAAAACTATCGAAGATGCAATGGGAAATACTGCACCTCAATTTGCAAAAGCTTTTATCAGTACGTTTGCCGTATTACTGGCTGAAAAACTAATACCAGAAGGGCCTATTGGAAATTTCATTAAGAATACTTTACGCGCTACCGCAATAAATGCATGGTTAAGTATTGAAAAGATTTGGGAAGATTCGCCTAGCTCATCTATTGGCACTAAAATAGGCGGCTTTGTAGGATCAATGGTAGGGGGCGCAATATTAGTTTTAATTAAAAATATTCCTAACATTTTAAAACAACTTCTTGGATTTTTAGGCGGATTTGGGCAAGGTTTTTTAGAAAGTATATTTCCGTTTGGCGGTTTTGTTAAAGGCATATTCAATCTGTTAGAAGGAATGGGATTAAATACTGCGTTTGGTTTAATGGGCATGTGGTTGTTTGGCGGTAAGTTACTATCTCTTATGAGTGCATTAGGTTTGTTTAGAACTCAAATAGCCGCTATAAGAGCCCTTTCAGGGCCATTAGCATCTTTCTTTGGCGGTGCAATGGGTTCGTCTGCTAGCACATGGGCAGCTAATCCGATTGCAATGCTATCTAGAGAATTGTTTGGCCCTCAAAGACGTGTAATGATGCTGGGTATAGCAGCGTTAGGTCTAGATATGATTGGCGCTTTCGATGTCGTATTTAAAAATAGCCCTTTTGCACATACCATATTTACAGCATTTGCTTCGGCATTTGCAATTTTTGGAAACCAAGCTTCGGCTTTTATTCGTAATAGTGTAATTATACCTATAATAACTGAAATGACAATTGCAATATTGCCATATAGCAGTACAATAGCAGGTTTATTATGGGGGCTTATACGCCCGTCAGTATCTAGTACAACTGCCTTACAAGTTTTTACAATTAAAATAATCGGATGGATTGAAGAATTAACAACAAAGTTAGCTGCATTAGTATTATTTGTAAAAGATGTAGGTGTAACTATTGTAAAATCTTTGTTTACTCCAATGGCATTACGAGCAGCAGGTATTTTTGCAGTGGCTTCTGCAATTACATATTTAATCTATAATCTTACAAAGCTTAAAGATACATCAGACTCTCTGGCTAATAACGATATTTGGTCTCCTACTAATATGTATGCAGCCGCAAACTCTGATGAGATAAATTTTGCAAGCGATGCATCTCCTGAGAAATTAAGTCAATTCCAAGAATATAATAGACAATGGAGACAGTGGTGGACTAATGTAACTGACGGGTTTAAAGGTATTTACGAAAACTCTATTAGTAATTTTAATGAGCTTAAGGATGCTTATTTAAAACCTTCTAAGCAGGGCAGTACGTACTTAGACATGAGTAAGTTTAGCAGTAAAGGTGCAATAGTACCTGAAATGGTAACTGAAAAAGGTACATCGCCCTTCCTAGATAAATTGTCTGAAATAACCTCTAAATTCTATGAAGGATCCCCTTTAATAAAAGGCACATTTGAACCGTTAGCAAAAGGTTTAGATCATTCTATTACTGGAGCAGAAGCATTAAAAGAAGCTTTTGTAAATCTTTGGAAAGAAGGTTTGCATCCACTTGCCAGCGGTATATTCGCTGTTGGAGCATCTCTTGTAGGATTAGCACTAGCTTTTAAAGTAACGATATTTCTTGCAGCAATGGATGCAGCTATTTTACGCTCATTGTTTTTAATGTACAAAGATCTTGGAAGAGAAATAGTTGCAGTTGGCGGATTCCTTGCTGCAATCAGAGCAGCATCTACTTACGAAATTGTTAGTACTCTCGTTGGTGTTGGAATATCAATTGTTAGCATAGGTAGCTTTATTTACTCTGCAAGAGCTGAATGGAAAGCATTTACAGGCGCAGCTCAAGATACATTAGATGGTCTCAAAGAGGTATTTTCAGAAGTGACAGAAGGTGCAACAGATCTCCTTGGCATTCTAAAAGCTGGTAAAATATTCTTCGGAGGATTTCTAGCTGTTATTGTAGATCTCGTTATTAAATATAGAGAACAAATATTTAATTTTATAAAAGGTTTTTATAATATCATATACTCTATTACAAAAACAGTAGTAATGGCAATTTATGGAGTATTAAAGGCATTATTTACACTTGATTTTGCTGCAATACTTTCTAATTTTAGAAGCTTTGGGACTGCATTAAGATCCTTCTTATTGGCATTTTCAGGCAATAAGGCGTTTATCACGATATCACTAGGCGTAATTGGGTACGAAACATTTGTTAATTACTTTACAAAAGCAGGTCAAGACTCTGGTGAAGGCTTTATAACAGCATTCGGAGATGCTCTTACAAGCAAAACATTACAATTTGCTGTATATGCCGGTACAATGATTCTTTCGCTACGTGCTATTATTAATCGCGGATTTACAAGTATATTTACCTTACCTACAGCTTTATTAGGTGCATTAGTTCCAACATTAATAGGCGGTCTTGGTGCTTTGGCTGGTTATTTTGGTGGTGGATTTATTACAGATACATTGTTACATAAGCCTGAATTAGAATTTCTTGGTACAACTATTGGTATGATTGTTGGTACTAAAATGATTCGTGGATTAGCCGAGGCAGTAGCAGCTTCATCAATCTCTAGACTACTACTAGGATGGTGGGCCGCACTAGCTCTTGGTATTTCCGCAGCACTAGCACATTATTTTGGCTTTATTGATTTATCTCAAAAATGGTCTGATATTTTAGACGGTATAATGTATAAGCTGAAAACATTATTTGGAATGACACCAGAAGCTAAAAATACTCAAACTGGATTAACTAATAAACAAATGGCAGAATTAACAACTGCTGGTGTTTCTGTTAATTATGATTTGTCAAAAGTAAACTACGACCTAATATCTTCAGATGTCAAAGATGGTTTAAACAATGCTATATCTAAATTGTCAGATAGTATTGAAGAATTTAAGAAAGTATCTATTGAAGGTGATGCAGAAAAAATAGCCAAAGCCAGAGCTGATATGCTAGACTACGAAAATGTCGTAGAGAAATGGTCTAAGCGTGCTCTTGCTGGTTCTAAGTTTAACATCCAAGCCGGTATCCCTGAAATTCAGAAAATGCTCTCTTATGATCCAAGAAGTAAAACTGAAATTGCTAAAGATGTATTTAATTCTAGAAGTTCAATGGCTGGTAAATACACTAATATATATGGTTCAGGAAATCTTACAGAGGATTTAAAATTAAAAGTAGATGTCGGTGAAGGTCGAAGTAGTTTACAAGCAACTCTAGAGCGTATTAAACAAGACTTTACTAAAAATAGTTCAGCAATGACTGGCCCATTTGATGAATCTATTAGTAATTATCTTGTGCAATTACATAAATTAGCTCCTGAGTATACTCAACGCGTGCAGCAATCCCAGACATTTATGGGCGGCACAATGCGTTCTTCTGAATTCACAACTAAGCGTTTAACTGAGACCAAAGAAAGTATTACTAAAATTGTAAGTGAACTAAATAGATTAGATGATGCAAGACAAGCGTATATTAATCAAATGCAAAAAGCATCTGATTCTCAAAGACAATATAATAACACTATAACTGCAGCAAAAGATGTCGGTGTTAAGATTGATCCTGATTTCTTCGTGTATAGTAAAGACTTTGCAACTAACATAGACAGTATGTCAGCTGCAATTAAACGTCTTGACCAACAGTCTAAAGAGACTGACGATACTACAGTTCGTTTAAATTTAAAGATTTCAATGCAATCTTTAAAAGGTTATGAACAAGCGTTAGTAGATCGTAATACAGTGTTGAGTGAATCTCTTGGAACATCATTAAAAAGTTTTACAGAAGAAGCTGGATATTCAATACCTAAAGCTTTTGAAAAATTGCCTGAAACAGTTCTTAAGGATAGTGTAGATAAATTAAGAGATATTAAATTAACAGCTAAATTATCAACATTACCTACTCCTGAAATTCCTGAACAACCTAGTATTTTAAGTCAAGTTTCTGGCAGTGACCAAGCTAAGAAAATACTTGAAGAATATAAAAATGCTGTCAAATATCGCAATGAAATATTAGAAGCTAAAGATACGCCTATAAGCAGTTTAATAGATAGTAGAATAAATATTCTAAGTAATTTAATGAAAGCTGCTGCAACAGATCCTAATATTGCTACAGCTTTGGCAGAAGAAGCTCTAGTATCTGCTGCTATTAATAAAAATGCTGCTGAATATGCAGGCTATAGTGCAGATAGAGTTAAAAGTGTTGGACTTGAACTAGCTAGATTGAATTTGCAAAAAGAAATATTTAAAGATAATGGTACAAAACTAGCTGAATTAAATCAACAATCTGAACAATTATTAGATTCAATTAAATCAGTAGAATTAACACCTGTCAGAGATATGGTTGGAAAATTTATTACTGATTTATCAGATAAAGAATTAGTTTTAATTCAACCAGAGCAATTAGATGCTATAAGAAAAGCTTCTTTAGACATTGCTAATCTTGAAAAAGAAATTACTGTGTTAGCAAAAGACCCTGCTAATCTAGATAAGCAAATTGAAAAATATAAGCAAATAGAAGAACTAAGAAAGCAAGGCCTTAAGACTTCTGGATTATCATCTTTAAGCAGAGCTTCATCATTAAGTAGCAGTAAACTATCTGCTGCATCTGAAATGTTTGGAAAGAAGTACGTGACTTCAGATAAGCTTTTAGAAATCTTTGGAATCAATGCTACAATAGCTTCATTTAAAGAGCAATTAGCTTCTACAGAAGATCCTGTATTATTCACAACTATTAAGAATAATATTAAAGCTGCTGAAAGACAATTAGATATTCTTAAAATGTCTTTTGAAGATATTACTTCTAAAACAGGTGCAGTAAGAGATATATTTAAAACTGATATTACAGATAAAGACTTATCTAAAATGCCTGACGCAATGGTTTCAGGATTAATTGGTGCTGCTCAACAATTTAAGATTGCATTAGACGAAGCGTTGTCGCAAAGCGGTAATACTTTCACAGATGAAGCTAAGAAAATCTTTGGCAAATTAAAAGAAATAGAACGTGTTGGTGCATTTATCACATTCTTTAAAGATCTTGCTAATAGTGTTGAAGATTCTTTCACTGACGGTATTCAAGCGTCTTTAGATAAGGTTAAAGGTGGTTTACCAGATCTCAACATTAGTGCGTATAGATTAGCATCAATGCCTAACAGTGGTCGTGATCTTGCGTCTGAAGCTAGTGACCTTTCAATGCTAAAACGCATTGCAATGATGTCAGGATTGACAGATGCTCAAAAGACTATTATTAATAAGTTTGATAGAACTAACGCACCAGCCGTATTAGCTGAGCTAAAGAATGCTTTTGGTAAAGATCTTGATAAAGTTTTACAAACACCTATTGATAGAAATATTGAAGCTACTAATAATCTAATCACATCATTAGATAATTTAGGTGCTAAAATTGATAGCTTAGCTGGCAAAGGTAAAACTGGCAATTCAGAAGTTACAGCATCAGGAAACGTTAAAGTTGAGCCTCCGTCAACTAACACCACAGCGCGATGGGATAAGATATCTAAACAGTCTTTGACAGAAACAATGTCATCAGCTGCAGCTTCTATTGGGTTAGCTCCCGAAGTAATGAAAGCAATTTCTGATTGGGAAACGGGACATCAGTTAAAAATTAGATCAGCAATGGGTGGCGGAAGTACTAATAATTTATTTAATATTAAAGCCGAAAAAGGTTGGAAGGGCGATGTTTCCGCAAGACCTGCTGATGACGGTGGTTATTTTAAAGCTTATTCAAGTCAAATGCAAAGCATTAATGATTTTCCAGAATTTTTAAAAAGAAATCCCAGATATAAAATTGCATTGACACATGTTAGAGATTCGCTACAATTCTTACAAGATTTACAAGATGCAGGATACGCAGGTAAATCTAAAACATGGGCAGGAAATGTAGGTAGTTTATTAGGATTAAAAGGGAAGGCAGCTGTCATGCAACCCGCAGTAAAACCGCCAACCTTTGTTGCTTCTAGCGAAGCAGTATCTAATCAAAGTGTTGCAGGGGCTATAAAAGATATTGATCTACAAACGCGTGCTATAACAGCTAGTGTAGATACCCAGATGAGTAAATTAAAAGAAATTCAAGATTATTATGGCACAGGGACTAGAGAGACGTTAGTTCAATTTGGTTCATTAGACAAAGATATTGCTAATAAACTTGATGCATCGTCTATTGAATTTATATCAGGATTAACAACAACTATTGCTGGACAAACTGATAAATTAAATCAGGCGGCCAATAATAACCAACCTATTGAAGAATATGTAAAAGCATTGAATAACGCAGTGGCAACTAAGACAGCTTATTTAGAAGGTCTTGCTGCAAATAATCCTGCAAATGAGATGACAAATTTTATAGCATATTCTAAAGGTGCAGGTAAAAATGTTAGTGCTGTACTCGGTAAGTTTAGTGGCCTTAGTAGTGATGTAGTTGATACAATGTCAGCTGCTCAGAAATCAACACTAATGGCAATGTCTATACTACGAGTTGATTTAAAAAATAAATTAGCTGCTGAACAACAAGCTGGTGAATCTACTGTTGACACAACTAAGAAGTTGAAAGACCTTGATGACGCTACAAAAGACCTTGGAGATTCTGTAACTGACGCTGCCAATGCTGCACGAGACGCTGGTAAGGCGTTCTCAGACAGCATTACATCAACATTTAAAGATGCATTCAAAGGTTTATTAAACCAAAATAAAGATGAAGGTAAGTCTGTACTTGGTACTTTTGGTAGCAAATTAATGGTTGGTATTAAAGATCAAGTAGTTAATATGTTTACTGATTCATTTACTAATACTATTGGCCTAGGCAAGGGCGGTCCACTGTCTAAAGCATTTAATAATGCAGGTAAAGGCATCTCATCTATGTTTAGCGGTATTGGTTCTGGTGTTAAAGATATCTTCACAGGTAATATGACTTGGGATAAATTCACTGGCGGAATTAGTAGTTGGTGGAATGGTATGACTAGTTCTGATGAAACTGCTAATATGTCACCTGAAGAAATTCAAATGTCTGCCGCTAAAATCTTTGCTGATGCTGTTAATAAATTTGCTGGCGGTGGTGTAGGCGGGGCAGTAGGTACTGCAGCGAAAGCAGCTAGTGGTGGTGGTATTGGGGATATGTTATCGAGTGCATTTCCATGGCTTGCAGGCGGTGCAGGTGTCCTAGGTGCTGGCTATTTGCTAAAGAATGGTATTAGTCAAGATGCATTGAAAGGCGCAGGGTTTGGCGATAAAGATATTGGGGGTATTAATAACCTATTTGGCAACTCTGGTAAAAAGTTTGATCCATTTGATGCGGGACTTTTTGATAGCAAATCTGATAAAACATCTAATTTTCTCAGTGATCTTTTCACTCAAAAATCAAGAACTGAATTAGCGTCTTCTACAAAATCGGCAGGAGGAAACCCTTGGGCTGATGATGGTGGCAAAGGAATGCAAGATGTAATTGCAAATAAGACAGATGGAATGTTTTCTTGGTTATGGGGTGATACTGGTCTCTTTGGTGCTAATGGAACTTTTGCAAAAATGATCGGAACTGCTGCACCAAAAGAAGGTGAAATTGGCGGTCTTTGGGGAGCTATAATGTTGCCTATAACAGGCCTTTTTAAATTGATTTCCGCTGGAATAACGGGCCTTATGAGCTTATTTGGAGGTAATCCAGGTGATTCGGGAGCAGCCAATGGAACTAATGTAAGTTCAAATGACGATTTTGTTGGTCCAGTAAAGGCCGCTACTGGCGGTAAGATTACAGGTGCAGGTACTGGTACATCTGATTCTATAGCTGCTATGCTATCTAATGGCGAATTTGTTATTAATGCTAAAGACGCTAAAGAAAATATGGCGTTATTAGAATCAATTAATAATGGAAAAGTCATTCGAAAAGCTTCAGGCGGTGTTATTGGCGGTGCAATAGGTGTTGGGTCTTCTGTCAACTCTATGATGGGCGGTTCGCCTGCTTTTTCTAAAGCTCTAAATATTGCAGGCGCATTAGGTAATTTATTAAACTTATTTAAAACAGATCCCAATGATAAACTATTAGCAGCAGCAGAACACTTAGAAGCGGCTGCAACAGCATTAGAAGCCGCAGTAGCCGCAGGAGGATTAGGTGGTGGTGCAGGAGGATTAGGCAATGGTGCAAATGCAATTAATTCTAATTTAACGGGTGGTATACCTGAAGGTATGACTAATTTCTCTAGACAAATAGGAATGGATAGTGCAACTACTCAAGGTATTGCTGATACGAGTGGTTATGGTGCTACACCTGAGTTAACACCATTACCAGGTGCAGGCACTATGGGTGGCGGTCCAGCGCCTTTAGCTGATAAGATAGGTCTTCCAGGTGAAGGTGGCGGATTCTTTGGTGGTATAATGGATTGGTTTAAGAACCTTGACTTCTCTAAAATGTTCGGAGCTCTTGGCTTCGCTACAGGAGGTCAGATTAGAGGTGCAGGATCAGCAACTTCAGATTCTATTCCAGCAATGTTATCTAATGGTGAATTCATTGTTAACGCTGCGGCCACCGCAAAGAACTTACCTATGTTACATGGAATTAATAATGGCGAAGTTGAGCATCACTTCTTAGGCGCATTAGCAGGTGTTATGTCTATTGCAAGCTCAGGTATGAGCATTGGTACACAAGCTGCGTCTATGGCAGACGGTGGCGGAGGTGGCGGTGCAGGTGGCATTATGGGTATACTTTCAAAGATACTTGGTCCACTGTTCAAAATGATTGGACCATTAGCTAAAATATTCCCCGCAATCGGAAACTTATTCGGTGGTGGCGGTATGCTTGGAAGTCTATTTAGTAGTAGTGGAGCTAGTCCATTAGGTGCCGCAGGTGATGCATCATTAGGTAGTATGTTCTCAGGTTCAAGTCTTGGATTATCATTTGCTAAAAACGGTGGATTGTTCTTGGCAAGTGGCGGTATGGTTACAGGGCCGGGCACTAGTACATCTGACTCTATACCGGCTATGTTATCTAGTGGCGAATACGTAATACGCGCATCAGCTGTTTCTCAGCATCGTGATTTGCTACATCAAATCAATAGTGGACAAGTGCCAACATTTGCCACAGGCGGTGTAGTAGGCGCAGCTGCTCCAGTAATGGCAACTCCAACAGCCAGTAATTTTAAATCAGTAACAACTACAGCAGGCGCTAATAAAGGTCAACAAGTAATAAATCTCAATATAACTGGAGACATCTCTAGACAAACTAAATCAGAGATTTATAAAATGATGCCTTCTATTGCAGATGGTGTTAATTCTCAAAATAAAGAAACAGGATATAAAAGATAATGATATATGGTATCTGGGACGGGACTAAAGTTATTGCTTCTTTTGTTGTACCAACGACAGTAAGAAGTAATCAACCAACGTTTTCATCAGATACCCTTTCATTAAAAAGAGTAACCTATAGACGCACAGCACAGAGATGGGAAATAGACTCGAAGCTATTTCCCCTTCATATGACCGCGCAAGACTTAATGGTTAGTTTTATAGTGAACGGGCACGGTGAAACAGTTCAAGCGGTAATGCCGCAAAATGTAGGTGCAAAAGCAGCAAAGACAATGACATTTCAAATAGGGACATCGTCAGCTGCTAGTGCATATGATTCAACAGTAACAATTGGAGCTGTAAGTAGCGGTAACGGAAAAGTAATACCTAAGGGTACATTTATTAGGTTTGCAGATCCATCACATACCAAAGTGTATATGTTAACTGCTAATGCTATTATTTCAGGCACGGCACCGACTACATTATATGTGTACCCGCAATTAAGAAAAGCTGTACCTTCGGGTACAATCATAAACTATCAAGATGATGTTATCATCAATTTAAAATATGACACAGATACAGTTATCGGAATGGTATATGAAGATGGTATACTAATGGATAACGGTGTGATTAAACTTATAGAGGCAGTATAATGATCTCATTCACCCCTAATATAACAAAAGCATTAAATAGTGATGCAATCGAGTTTTTCTCATTAGTGCGAATAGGAAGAGCCGCACATGAAGTAGATCCAATACCTATCAATTTATATGCAACTACTAGCCATTACAATGATATTCAATTATTAGTAAATGGAAGTCCTTCAAGTAAATATAACTATATTGCTGATGGTACATTATATGCAGTAGATCCTCCTCAAAACTCTTCAGTAGTTGACAGAGAGCAATATAAGATTGCATTTGCAGACCCTGACTTTTCAAAGAGAGGTGCAACAGAAGATAGCCTTGTAGGTAGAGTTGTTGAGTGTAGATTAGGCTTTGTTGATTCAGATCCTAGTTCTCCTACTCACGGTAAACCTTTCTTAAATATAGACGATACTATTGTAGTGTACAGAGGAAGAGTAGATGGCGTCTCAGCTAGCATAAAGGCGGGAGGCTTAGGTGAAAGCATATTACAAATAACAGGCTCAAGCCCAATGCGTAATTTAGACATGAAGAAGCCATTCTTCCTGAGTCGTGAAAAGACTAAACAAAGAGAACCTCTTGATACTTCGTGCGATCAAATTTATGAAGGCTCTACTGGTATAATTGTCAAGTGGGGTAGAAAATAATGGCAGCGATTACAAGCTTAGTTTTGGCAGGTATTTCCTTGATCTTATCTGTAGTTCAGATGATTATGGTTAAGAAGCCAAAAGGCCCAGATATGTCCGGAGTAGAAGCTCGTAAGGGTTACGAAATGGTTGTAGAGGGCAAACCAGATAATTTAGCGGTAGTCTACGGCAGGGCAAAAGTAGGTGGAGTCAGAACTTATCACGCTACATCTGCTGTATTTGAATATGTAGCATCTAACGCTAATAAATCATTTGTATCAGGAGTAGAGGGTAACTATTCGGGCAGTATAACAGAGAAAGAATATAGCCCAACTGCAGGTACAAACGTTACTGTACTTAAAAATTGGCAATCAACAATTAATACCCAGTTGGATGAAACTCTCCAAGGTAAGAGAAATGAATTTCTATTTTTTGAACAGGCTATTTGTGTAGGTGAAATTAATGCAATTTATGATGTAATCGTAGATGAATCTAAATATTTAACAGATCCGAGTTTAGGTACGTATGGGAAACCGCAATATAATGCTAGCTATGGAAATGAAGATTCACCTGAAGCGTATAAATGGCAAGATGTAACAAAACCTCGAGCCGCCTTTAGAATAGATCTACATTATGCTACAGATGATGTAGTGAATCCAGACGATCCCGATCTTGATAGAGTACCTATTGGCTATAATGTTGCTAACTCTATATTTACAGCTAATTTTGCTGACAGAAGAACAGCTACTTTTACAGGAATGACATATGCAGCTTGCGTAATTAGACTTGACAAAGATGACCCACAATTTACTCAAACACCTAATCTGCAATTCTTAGTAGAAGGTAGAAAAGTACGTAAAATCAGTAGCGGTGGTCAGTTATTAACAGAAAGAGTTTACACAAATAATCCAGCATATTGTTTATTAGACTATTTAATGGATGAAACTTTTGGTGGAAGTGTACCTGTAGATGAAATTGATTTAAATTCTTTTTATCAAGCCGCTCAAGTGTGTGATACTGTTGTATTTCCGAATGCAATTGCAGGTGGTCGTATTTGGAATCCCTCAGAACCCGGCTCACGTAATGGGGAAGATGGTAACGGAAAACGCAATGTACGCTTATATGAATGCAATATCTTAATTGATACTGACAAAGCACTTCGTACCAATGTTGAGGAGATATTAGCGACAATGTCTGATGCACGATTGGTCTGGTCACGCGGTCAATACAGACTATTATTGCAATACACAAATAACGCTAATGATGATTTAGCCGTTGCAGCCACTTTAACAGATGAAGATCTCGTATTAGATCAAGATGTTGAAATAACATATCCATCTGCAAGTGACAGATACAATTGTTGTACAATTAAATTTCATAATGAATCTAACGATTTCAAACAAGATGCTGTAAATTGGCCACATAAGACAACTGACAGCACACTGCGGGGTTTTGGTGGAATTAAATATCCTCTTGCAGATTTCACATGGAAAGATGAAGGCGCTGGCCGTAGGCTTTTAAATAAATATAGTGTATGGAATAGTACTACTAACCAGATTAATCAGGCAAATGATTACGGTCTTGTATACCACCTAATTGTTAATCCTCATAATGATGGCGATTATTGGAAATTAGACTGCTATGGTGATAATTCTATTGAAGTGAGAATTTATGCTGTTAATGAAGAAACTGGATTTAAAGAGATGTTGCCAGGATTCCCTAAGGTTGCAACATGGGATAATGGGGTAGGGAAAATAACTAACTTATTCTTACCCTCTTGGCATTTGTCCCAACCAAATTTAGAGCGTGTTGACAATGGCAGATATTACCGGATTGAAATAGATGGCGCCAGTATTGGTAACGAAAAAGGCGTAGCTGCTGTAATTTATAATGATACACGAGTACTTTGGTCTACACGCGAGATAGCGTATCAAGGCGTACAAAGACTTGATTATACAGATGAAATATATCAACAAATGAAGCAAGAAGATAATGGTCTTGAGTTAGAGCTAGAGACATCTTTTGCTGGAATTGTAGATTATTATCATGCCTTATCTAAAGCAGAAGAATTGGTTAAAACTAGCAGAACAGCGTACACAATTAAATTCAAGTATATTATTAGAAATAAATATTTAGAACCTGGCGATTATATCATAATAGATAGTGAGACTTTAAATATTCGTTCATTAGCCAATAATATTCCCATTGGCAACCGCCACTCGTACTTTAGGATTAATTCCGTAAAGATATCAGAGAGTAATACATGTGAAGTGGTAGCTCAAAAATTCCATTGGACGCAATTAGCGTGGACTGTTGCAGATGGTGAATACATCAGACCCACAAATAACTATTTAAAAGCCATAGCAGCGCCCAGCGATATAGCTTTATTTAGAGATGCTTACGGTCAAAATACATCAGGCACTTTAAGATGGTCGGGCGCTAATGAGCCTGATTTCCTTAGTTATATTATTTATATGTATGAAGGAGGTTCAGTAGTTGGTACAGCTACTCCAGAATTCCATGAAATTGGAAGATCAACTGTAAATGAGTTTCGACTGCCTAAGTTAAATGTTAGCAGTGCTATTTTTGCTGTAAGAACTCAGACTAGAACTGGTTTTTCTATTTACGGATATACTAGCACAACAGAAGCCGAAGTGTTCACTACGGATACGTATGGATTTCTTGGATTGATGTTCTCTAATGTTGCTAATCAACTATCTTGGACTGCTTTTAGTGTTTATAAGAATGGCACAAAGCTTATTGATATTAGCGGTGGTTCATATACAGCTACTGCAAACTATAATGATAAATTATACATTTATTTTGACACAATCGTAAGATTTTCGTATGATATTAATAGCTTCAGAAATAAACGTTTATTAGGAACTTATGTATTCGGTTCAGTAGTGCAAATGCAATTAAGTTCTGTATATGCCCCTACTTCTATAAATATTTTAGGAAGAACAGATACAACTTTTAATACAAGAGATGCTGAAATTGTATGGAGCAACAAAGCTGAAGAGCCTATTCAACCTAGCCGTTATTTAGTTCAAATTTCAAATATTGATAATGTAACTAAAAAGTCTTATACAGTAGATATGCCTTCATTTAAATTTACATATGACATGAATAAGGAACTGTTTGTAACAGCTTCCAGAATATTCAAAGTGAGAGTTTATAGTATTGATGCGTTAGGTAATATGACGCAAGGTTATATTGAGGCTACTGTTGAGAATGCTGCACCATCTGTTACACAATTCAGTGTATCACCTAGCTTCAGAACAGCATTGGCTAAGGCAACTTTGGTATCAGACAGTGATATTACAAAGTATGTATTTAAAAAATTCAGTGAAGCTAATCCCGGTGGAACGCCTGTAATTGTAGAGACACTAAACAACTATGCTAATATTGAAGCGACAGAAGGTGTTGACTATTGGTATACGGTTACTGTGCATGATGAATATGGCGCAGGTCCAGAGAGCGCTCGTGTATCAACACAATCAGTTAGTTTTTCTGGAACAATGAATACTGGTTCTATCTTTATCTATACACGTTCAGCTACTACACCATCTGTACCTGGTGTAAATGTTACATATACATTTTCTACTAAAGCTGTAACAGGGTTAAATAATAATTGGGCATTAACAGCTCCTACTGGTACTGATCAATTATACATGAGTATGGCGTCTGCATTATCTTCAGAGCCTACAGATACTATTTTACCTACAGAATGGTCTGTTCCAGTTAAATATGAAATTAATGCTGTTAATTACCGTAGTGCAATGGTATATGCGTATCAAAGGTCAGCTACAGTATTGACAACCAATCCTGGAGATGTTACATATGATTTTACTAGTAATGCTATTACTACAGCTAATCTTTCTAATGGATGGTTGAAAGCTATTCCTAGTGGTTCAGATCCGTTATATATTATAACAGCTATTGCTAATAGTCAAACCAATACAGACACCATATCTGCAAATGAATGGTCTACACCGGTAATATTGGCTAAAGATGGTGCTAAAGGTGAAAGTGGTTTAAACTCTGCTGTATTTGGCATTGATAATGCATCTTCTACGTTTAATAAAAATGCTGCAGGAGTTCTTAGTCCAGCAACTGGTATCGTATTAACTACTAGTTATCAAAACATAACTGGAACTATTACATATCAATGGCAAAAGAATAGTACAAATATTAATGGTGCTACAAGTAGTTCGTATACTGTACCTACGACCGATTATGCTAGTGTAACAACTAATGCGTATAAATGTATAATTACAGGAACTATAAATGGTACAACAAGCTCATTAACTGACACAATAACAATCCCACTATTAGTTGATGGTTCATCTTCACCTGTAGTCGTTTTGTCTAATGATAATATTACAGTACCTGCCCCTAATACTGGCTATGCCGGAATTAACTTCAGCAGTGCTGGATGTTCTGTACAAGCGTATATTGGTACTAATGCATTGACTTATAGCGCAACAGGTGGCGCAAATACATTTAAAGTAACATTGGCTACAACTGGTGTTACAGTTGCCGCTAATACAAATGCAAGCATCCCTGCTCCAACAGCTATGTCGGCTGATGTAGCATACACAGATGTCACTGTAACAATATATGATTCAAGCAATACTGCTCTGACTCCAATAGTGCAGAGAATTACGTATTCTGTAAGTAGAACAGGTAATACTGGTTCAGCTGGTGATGCTGTTGACGTCATATTCATTCGCAGTGCTTCACAACCGTTAGCTCCAACAGCGTCTACAAGTACGCCAACTAATTGGTATTCTGATGTAGCGTCTGTACCAGCTGGTGCAAATGCATTATGGTCTAGTGTGGGTATTAAGCCTGCAGGAACAACTACGTACACATGGGATACTCCATCAAGAATTGAAGGAGCAAGTGTAGCAGAGGTTACAGTATACACTCGTGGTGTGCCAACTACAACACCTACAGGTGGTAGTTATACATTTGGTGCTGCAAGTCCTTTGACAACTGTGCCTACTTCAATAGGTGCTACATGGTCAGCTTCAATACCGACAGGTACTGCCGCTGTGTATACATCTCGTGCTGTGGTAAACACTGCTGCAGGGAATACCAGTGCTGTAGCAATTACTGGCTGGTCAATACCTGTTATCAGTTTACAAAATGGCGTGGATGCTACTTTTGCAGATTTACTTTCTGAGTCTGATATAACAGCTGCAGATACTGAAGGTAAAAATTATGTACTACCTCCAAGTAATAGTTTAAAACTTTATTCAGGCGGTACTATAATCTCAACAAATGTAGTGTATTCAGGTGGCGGTACTAAAAATGGATTAACAGCAACTATAGATGCAAATACAGGTGTAATTACATGGTCAGGCGGTTTATGGACAACTGATACCGAATCTTTTACATTTACAGCTAGATATAATAGTGTAGATTATTCTGCAATATATACATATGCAAAATCTAAGAAAGGTTCTCCAAGTGTTGTAATGGACTTAAAGTCAGAAACTGATGCGGTTTCCGCTAGTAGTTCGGGAGCTGTATCTACTCTACCGTCTGGAAATCAAGCAATGCTGTATGAAGGCGGTGTGTTAGTTCCTACTAACAAAATTACATTTTCAGGTGGAGCAGCTAAGAATGGCCTTACGCTAGCTATTGATTCGAGCGGTAATATAGCTCTTACACAAACAACATGGTCTAGTGACAGTGAAACATTTACTATTACAGCTACCTACAATAGTGTAACTTATACATCTTTTTATAGTATAGTTAAAACTAAATCAGGTGTAAACGGAGCGTCTGCTATATTTGTTGATTTACTTTCTGAATCAGATACAGTACCCGCAGATTCATTAGGCGCTAACTATTCGTTACCTACTGGTAATGCATTGCAATTATACATAGGCGGTGTTGTACAGACAAGTAATGTAACATATGCAGTAACCGGTGCACAAAGTGGATTAACTGCAACTATATCTTCGGCAGGAGTTATTAGTTTTAGTGGTACATGGACAAGTGATTTTGCACAGTTTACGTTTACAGCTAATTATTTATCTGTTCCATATTCAGCAATATATACAATTTCAAAAGCTAGAAAGGGTATTAATACTGTATTAGTAGATATTAAATCTGATGCTGACGTAGTGTCTGCAACTAATTCAGGCAGTGTAGCAACTCTACCTAGTGGTAATGCTATTGTTGTTTATGAGGCGGGTGCAGTAGTTACAACAGGTATTACATATTCGGGTAGTGTCACTAAAAGCGGTCTTACATTAGCTATTGATTCATTAGGTAATATTTCCTTAAACCAATCAAGTGGTCCATGGTTTAGTGACAGTGAAACATTTACTATTACCACTACATACAAGAGTGTATCATATACTAATATTTACAGCATAGCTAAATCTAAAGCGGGCGCTACTGGAGCAACTACTTATTTAGCCTCTGTGTATTATAATGGTGTACCATCAGGCGCGCCTTCTGGTGGTTCTTTTAATTTTAGCAGTAATGTATTAACAGCGCCTTCTGGTTGGCAGACAACTCCATTTCCTGCTACAACAACTGGTGTATATGTATCTACTCAGACATTTACATCTAGTAATGGTGGTGTGTCGGTATCGTGGTCTACACCCGTACTGTACACTAAGAATGGTATTGATGGTAATCCAGGTGGTACAGGGCCTTCAGGTAAATCGGTGTATACTGCTACTGTATATTTACAACAGCCTGGTACACCAACACCGCCAACAGGTGGGACGTATACATTTGGAGCTACAGATCCGCTAGTCCCTCCGACAAATCCAACAACATGGCTAAAGACTCAACCTGCAACAACAACAACGCCTACGTGGAGTTGTGAATTTACATTTAGCACAACTACGCCAGCTACAGCAGTTACAGCTGGAACATGGACTAATGTAAAAATAGTAGCTCAAAAAGGTATAGATGGTGTTGGCACTCCCGGTGCTCAAGGTAATTCAGCAACACGTGCTTTTACCACTGCATTAATCGGCAATACGCCTACAATAACTTCCTTTACTACAGATGGTATAACTTCATTACCTACTTCCCCTC